TAAAGTCGTTTTCTTTTTTTTCGGCTTCTAAGAGGTGAAGCATTATTTCAACGTGTTCGTCACTTTCGATTGTTCCGACGTGGGTGAAGGGGGGGGTGAATTTGTCTTCCTCCTCTATCTTACTTTTTTCTAACTCTATATTATAGGTGTCGGTGTAAACTTTGTTTACATTTTTCTTTTTTTTATGTAAACTTTGTTTACAATCGGTGTAAACTTTGTTTACATTTTCTTCCTGTCCGTTTTGTAAACTTTGTTTACAATTTGTTTCTGAATCTATCCACTTCGGAGTAGCGCGAAAATCGCCAGAATCGGATATTTCTATAAGTCCAATTTCCGATAACCGTTCAGACATTTTGTAAAGCCCTGGCCGGGTTAGCCCTACAAAATCCGCCACATCCTGCTTGTTATCACAGCACCATCCGGCCCTTTTTTGACGGCTGTCTGCGCAACGATAATGCACATAAGAACAAAGGGCATAAGCGTCGCGGGTAATGCCCAAAAACCTCCTTACGTCTTCGTGGATGGTTGTGGATCGCTTTTTTAAGTTTTTCATATTTTCAAGCGGTTTCAAATTCTTCTTCAAATATTTCAATAGGTTCATCATCGCCAGTTTTATCCAGCGCCTTTTCAATAACCTCCATTTTTCGAACCAGCGTTTCCGCCATTTTAGCATCCAGGGAACCGTCAAAAACAAGTTGCTGAATCAGGGCGTTGCCCTCCTGTCCAATGCGGTGAATGCGGTCTTCTGCCTGCAACATATTAGCCGGTGTCCAATCCAATTCCGCAAACAGCATTTTTTGTGCGGCCGTTAATGTTATGCCCACTCCCGCCGCGTGAATAGAGCCGATAAACACCTTGCAAGATGGGTCGTTTTGAAAGCGGTCAACGTTCGCCGACTTTTCAACTTCACTCATTCCGCCGTACAATTTCACAGCCTGCAAACCAAATTCCGCCTGCAACTGATCTACTACTTCCCGGTGATGCGCCATAACCACAACCTTTTCCCCTTCTTCGACCATATTTTTCACATACTCAACCGCAAACGGAATTTTTGCAATGGCCAACTCTTTTCGGATAGCCGCCATTTCCGTAAACGCTATGTTGTTCGCCTGCCGTAGTTGCCCGATTGCCGCTTTGTAGGCGCTTTCGTCCTGCTGTTCTTTGGCTTCCCGGACGGCTGCCCGTAGCCGCTTCATTTCCCACTCGAATTTCTTTGCCTGTTCTGTTTCCTTTTTTATCAGACCCGAAACCGAATCAGACGGCAGTATAACTACCTGCCGGGTTTTGGGCGGTAACTCTTTCAACACATCAGCCTTTAGCCGCCGTATCATTCCGTTTGCGCGGAGCAGGTTTTGAAGTTCGTCCAGGTTAGATGCCCCGGAAAAGTCCCATCCCCATCCCGTATTTGTTGCGGCACAGTAGCGTTTTGCGAAATGCCACATATTTGAAAAAACAGACGGCCAAAGGAATGAAACTAAGGGGAAAATTTCAATTGGGCGGTTTGTTATAGGCGTTCCGGTTAGTAGGATTTTCTTTGCCGCCTGTATGGGTTTTGCCGCTTTCCCGCCTAACAGCGCCATTGTGCGCTGCGCTTTCGGGTTTTTCATGTAGTGCGCTTCGTCGGCTACAAACAAATCCCAATTCACCGCCCGCAACTCTTTTGCAAATTTGGCAGCAATGTCGTAATTCATTACAACGATCTCGATATTTACCGGGAACGCCTCACCTGAATTTAAAACGTGAATGCGGTACGGCTTAACCAGCCATCGTTCCAGCTCTTTTTTCCAGTTTAGTTTCAGGGTTGCCGGGCAAACAATCAACACCTTTTCGGGGTTGGTTTTGTTTATCACTCCAATTGCCTGAATGGTTTTCCCCAGGCCCATTTCGTCGCCAATAAATATGGATTCACGGCCACAAGCAAATGCGATGCCCGCGTGTTGGTATGGGAAGTAACTTTTCCCGTCCGGCACGGGAATTTCTACGCCTTCTGCGATTTCTGCCGAACGGGACATTTCTATTTTTTCGCCCACTTTGTCGAGTTCTGAGGCCGCGTTTTCGTCGGCTTTATCCCGGAATTTTTCGGCAACCGCAGGAATGTTTGTAACCCATCTTTTTTTTACCGGCTCCCATCGGAAACCAGCGGCTTTTATTTCGTCCTTCTCGGAAAAAGACGAAATTGCCTCCCACCGGTTATTTTCGTAGATAAGTTGCATTTTTTGCAATAAAAAACCCTTTGTGAAGTGTGCGAGGGTTTTGGAATAACCAACGCCAGGAGGTAGCCCGGCTCTCGCACACACCGCAAAGGGTTGTGTAAAAAATAACTCTTTGCTCCTACCTGAGCGACTTTTTTACTTCCGGCTTCCACCCCGGCATGACAAAGATAAGCGTTTATTTCTATTGTGCAAATAGTTACATCATTTCTTCCTGCAAAACCTCGTCAAAAAGTTCTTTCGGCTGTTGTTGCCGGAATCTATTTTCCGCCGCCTCGCAGTTCTTTACCGCTTGTTTGAAATAACTGTCTTTCAGTTCCGCTCCGATGGCTTTGCGTCCCATTGAAACCGGGCTGTAAATTTCGCTTCCAACTCCCATAAATGGCGTGCAAACCACTTCGCCGGGGTTGCTGTAAAGTTCAACCAGCCGGTCGATAACGTCCAGTTGGAGCGGGTGAACGTGCTTTTCGTCATCATCTTCTCTTGCATCTCGAAACGGCAAAACCTCGTCTATCCGAATGTCATCCCAAACAGAGGAGGCGTAACGCTGCCAAATAATGTGCGACAACTTGTTTTCCCGTTGGTCGCCTTCAAAACCGGAAAATTTGCGCTGTAAAGCCTTAAACGATTCATTCACATAAATGTCATAGGCTTCATCAAAAGCGCCGGACGTAGGAAATTCCGAAAGGGGCAGACCGTACTTGGAAAGGTGTTCGGGTAGGAACGGGCGCAAACCAGCGTAGTGCGTAAGGCCAAACGGGTGCGTAACATCCTTTTCCCGTGTTCCTTCCTTTTTGAAGATAAGAATGTAGTCTGGCATGGCCGTAAAGCAATCCTGCGAATTTTCTACGATGAATTTGTGCATCAGGCTTTGCACCATTGTGCGAAGTCGCACCTTGAGCGGTTCTTTCCAAACCGTTATTTTGTTCATGCGCTTCATGCCGTATTTAGCATGTATTTCTTCGATGGCGTGCGGGTAGTCAAATTGACTGCCATCTTTGTTCATTAGATCGGTACAATGCACGGCGCAAATGCAACCAGGTTTCAGAACGCGGGACAATTCGCGGGCAATAAAATCGTACATCGTCAACGCCTCATCCCAATTTTGGCAGTTTGAAAAATCGCGCGGGTCGCTGGAATAGTTGAACAACCCCAAAAATGGCGGAGAAAATATTTGAAGGTCTACCGATTCGGGTGGCAGTGTTCCGATAACATCTACGCAGTCGCCGCAATAGATGGCGTAATTTTCAGTTACAACTTGGTTTTTAATCTTTTGCATTTTGTCATAGATTTAAGAATGAAGGCAATTTTATTTCCTTGTCAAATCCGTTTTTTTTGACTTCATATGACTTGTTTAGGTTGGCGTTGAGCATTGAAAACAGGTTAGACGCTTTGGTCGCCTTTGCTTCGATGGCCTGTAAAATCCTCACCTGCCCGTCCGATATTACCCTGTCTATCAAAACAGGGTGTTTGATCGGAAAGCGGTAATGCCTCCGGACAAGTTGGTAGTATTGCTCAAAAGAAAATCCAGGGAATGTAACGGCATGTGGGCAGTGTTGCCAGTTTAGCCCCCATGCCGTTATTTTTGGCTTGGTTACTAACTTTTTTATTTGCCCGTCCGCAAATGCTTTCAGGATATCCTCTTTCTTTTCTATACTCATTCCACCATGAATTTGCACGGCGTTCGGGTCCAACTTTTCTACCATGTCAGCCTCTGGGTTGAGGTTGCACCAATACACGCTACATTCGTGATCGCTTCCCAATTCGACTGCTTTTTCTGCCCGTTTTTCGATGGTCGCCCGGCGTTCTGCGTGAATTTCAGGCATGGTACGCGCAACTTGATTAAACATGGAGAATTGACCGTTTATTACCAGAGGGGCATCATTGGTTACAATATGATCGCGCTCAATCAATTCCGGCAAAATGTGGTTAGCGTCGCTAAATCCGAGGTCGGACGGCTTCCGGCAGGAAATAGACCACCCACTAACCCATTGAAAAAACGCATCGGTAGCGTGCGGCTTTAGACGCCATTTTACCCCTATCCCCATCGGGGAAATGGTGTCTTGATTGTTAACGAAAAATCTGGTTAACATATCCTGATGCCCCATATATCCAAGCGCTTCACTACTCGTTCCAAGTTCAATATAATCATTCGGGGAAGGTGTTGCGGTTGCAAGATAACGGTACTTTACCTTGCGCATGAAAGCGTTTATGTTGCCGGTAGTTTTCGCTTTGAAGTCCTTAATGCACGAGGATTCATCACATATAATACAATCAAAATCGTCAGGATTGAAGTAGTGCAGCCGTTCGTAGTTGCAGATAATTATTTTCTTAGTAAACTTTCCTTCCCGGCTGTATTCAACATCATCAATTCCGAACGTCTCAGCCTCCTTCAGAAATTGGAACGCGACTGATAGCGGCGTAGCAATAAGTGCGGGTCGGTTTGTATGCCGGACATAGTTCACGGCAATAATTAACTCAATCAGGGTTTTGCCTAACCCGGTATCAAGATAGACGGCACACCTGCCTTTTTTTATCGCGTATTCAGCGACGTATTTTTGAAAGTCAAACGCCGCATCAGACATAAACGCAGGCTCAATGCCGTGATTTATGCTGCTATGGGTTTTCCTTTCCAGAAAAGAATAGTAATCTGTCTGCATAATTTTCTGCTTTTGTTCCCACAAAGATAAACCACATATTTGGAACTTGGAAATTTATTTTCAAGAAAAATAAAAAAACCCGCCCGGCTGTTGCGTCGAACGGGCATTATAACCCCCAAAAAACCAAATGATAAAAAGAAAATAACCCGGCCTGGTGCGCCAATGCAGACAGTCGCGCCCCTCTTCTTCCTGCTGTCTGCTGCCCTAAAGTATGAAGTTATCTTCGAGGCCAAAGGCTTATAATGGCGTGCCGGGGGGGGGGGCATCGTTGCAGCGATGACAAATCGGTTAAGAACTCTAAAACAAAGATAACACGATTTTGGGAATAAAAAACCCCACTGCTGAAACAGTGGGGCAATAAATTCACTTCTAAACTCTACAAACTTGTTAAAAAGAGTTTCAAAGTACCTATTGACTTTCGTCAGTAGGGCATTCGACTAAGTTCTGTGATTTTATCCCTCAGCAACTCGTTTGCTGCCTTCAATGGGCAAAAACCTTTTTTACAGGTAAAAATATGTACAATTCTGCAAATGCGTTTTGCAGCACAAATATAGGGTATTATCACAATACCCGCAATTCATTTTCAATCACCGGCATTACCCGCCGTGTATGCTCAGAAAGGCTATACCACACCTCCTTCCCGCGCTGATCGCGGTCTACCCACCCACCTTCAGTTAAAGCCTTCATTTTTAAACTCATGGTTGTTTGCATGGTGCCGGTGTAAAAACACAACCCGGTGACGTTGTGCGGTTCTATATTCAGAGTTTCGAAAATATCAGCGTTTTCCGAAATGGTTTTCAGTGTATTTGTTGAAACCTTCAACAAATATACTGTCCGCATCCGCTCGGTTCCCCGGTATAGCGGCCCCCGGCCGCCCGCCGGGTTCTTTTCAACAATGCCCGCCCGAATGCCGGCTTTTAAAATTCGGTGAACACCCGATGCGCCGTACAAGGAATTAAACACAATGTCGGACAATGAGACAAAGTTGGGGCTATCCAAAATTCGGTGAACGCCGATTTCTTTAAGCTTATCCGCCGTCCGGAACGCGGGTAGCCACTTACTGCAAAGCGGCGCAATTTTCGTAACGTTTATTTTTTTCGATTCGCCCATTGTGGTATGTTATTTTAGGCGGGCAAGTTATCTGTATTGCAAGACCTGTTCCGGGCTGCCCCACTCACTCCGCATTTAAGGCTCTATTGCTGCCCGCCTATTTTTGCTGCAAATATATGTATATTATATGAAACACATCCAACAAAAAACCGACGACCACGCCGAAAAGGTCGGTTCCTAAAATTAGGTCTATTAAATACAGGTAGGAAAGCCACACCCAGGCCATTGCCGGCCAAAGTAAAATCGGGAACAGGAAAAACCATTCGCTTGCCCCGTCTCCGGAATAAAATTTGTAATGGCACCAGGAAAACCGTCGGTGTAAATCCTGTTCGATGTTGTACGCAAAAGGGATAGGCAGTGCCATTATCCAAATCGGCCTACCGATAACCGCCCGGTCTACCTGCTTCGCTCGCTTGCCGGCTCCGATTCCTACGGAGGTTATCCCGATCTTGAAAAACCAGATGAACGGGACGTGGACCATGAGGTAGAGCAGCCAACCGCCTTTACTGTTTCGCTTGCTCATTTTTTCAGACTTAAAACATATTCGCTCCACTGCTTTGCCATCGCATCGGCGATGCCCTGAAACGTTCGGCTTCGCTCTTTCCATCTGTCCGGCCCCGGCGGAAGTTTCCAAATTCTTTGTTCCCGGCCTTCGACAATGTTTGTGTATTGTAGTTTGGGCAGGTTCTTGAGCCAAAGACACGTCCTCTTTGTTTCCCCGTGCCCAAAATGGTAAGGCTGAATACACTGCGAAGGCCTACATATTTTTGTTGAAATTATGGATACCGGGTTTTCTATTGCAATATGTGGAATGGGTGCAGAAAGCAGCGCCCGTACAAAATCCAATGCCTCTTTTTGTTCTTCCTGTTTTTCAGGAAACCACCGGGCGCCCGATACGGCAAGGTGTGTGCATGGAGGGTGCCCTATCATTATATCCCAACCAAAACCCCTATTCAATAGCCCCAAAACATCCGCTACAATGTGGTTGCCCGGCTTTTCGCTTTCCAGCAGATCACACGACCATGCGTCGTGACCAAGCGCCGAAAACGCGTCCCGGACAGTTCCTGAATATTCGCAGGCGATAAGTACCCGTAGTTTTTTCATCCTACCGTTACGTTTTGCTGCTTCCCATCGACAACGACGTTGATAATCACCGGCCCGCGCTTTTCCGCCTTTACTTCCGTTTCTACCGTCTCCGCCTTTTCGCCCCGCAACCCTGAAAGCACAAACAACACAGCGACAACGCCAAACGCCCCGCCAACCATCCACCCGCCGTTTGCAAGAAAAAAGGCTTCGATGGCCAGCCCCACCGAAACGACAGCGGATACAAACAGGTATCCAGCCCCCCCGACGACGGCCAGGCCACCGGCAAAAACACCCAGCGGCTTCAGGCCCCGCAACACCTCCGCCGTGGTCGGAACTTGCACCTCTTTGTAAGACGCAACCCGCCCGGCTTTTTCTACCGTATCTGCAATGCACATTTGCCGGTGCAGGTAGGCGTTTACGGCCCGCTCGTGCGGTTTTGCGCCCTGCCAGGTCGACAACGCGCAAGCCTTGCCCCGCGCCACTTCCTTTTGCTCTGGAGGCAGGGTTTTGTAGATCACGATAAATTCGTCGATCTTTTGCAATTCGAGCGGGTCGAGTTTCATTGTTTCGCGTTGAGTCTTAACCACGCCTCGGCAAGAGCCTCCGGGTCTGTTATTGTTTCAATAAATTGTTGCGAGTCTGAGGTAACCGCAGAAAGTAGTTCATAGTCTGCCAGTTCCCGCAAAATGTCGGTAGCGGTAGGGGCGAAAGCGCAATCCCGAAACCTTGCCTCAGACTTAAGCACAGACTTCCCGGTTCCGGGGTAAAAAATCCGATACTCTCTGTTGTCTGCAAACCACTTTATCCCTACCACAAAAAGCCCAAAATCCGGATTGTGCCACCATTGCCCCGCATCCGGCTTTGGCTGCGGAAAGCCCGCTTCTTTCAGGCGGACGGCTGTTTCAAAAGTTGTAATGTCTTTCATTTTATCCTTGTTTGATCCTTCATGAAAATTGACGGGTCGGTTGTTGCTAATTGTGTCCGATCGTAAAGTGCGGCGCGGGCGATTTTCTTCATGTTTTCGATAGTTGCTTCGGCGTGGGCAAGCGGTTCTATTTTGTACGGCCCTTCTCCTTTCTCTATTTCTTTCAGCGCCGCCAAAATCCGGGCGTTTTCTGCCCGAAGTTTTTGTATTTCGTCAATGGCGTGACCGGTGAATTGTAATTTGTGTTTTTCCAACCACGATGTTTCAATGCCCTCGCAGGCGTTCACGCAGGCGACGATTCGGCGGGCGTTTGCTTTGTTTACGTCATATCCAAACGGCCCCATCATTTCGCATATATGCCCCCTGTTTGAGACAACATACCAGTCTCTTTCGCTAACCTTCCAAGGTGTTGGTGTGTGTTTCATTTTTTTTCAGTTTTATATTCTTCAAAATCCCCGGCCATTTGGCGGGCGTGAAAAAAACAAAGGGCGGCGGGGCTTACGGTCTACGCCGTTAAACACTGCTTTTCCCGAACGCGTGACACATTCTTTTCCGCCCCCGCGCCTTAGCGCCACACCCCCCATTCCTGGCAATCAAGCCTGGTTATTCCGCGTGTTTCCTTACGGTAATTAAGTGGATGTTTCCGCATAGCGCGTTTTGTTATTTTTGATTTTCCGTTTCCTCTTCCGGCGCTGGCATTACCTGCGACAAGAAGATAGTTCTAAGTTGTGTGGGGCATTTTTCGGCCCACAAGAGGTTTTCAGCGTGTAGTTTTTCGCCGCACAGCCGCTGGTATAGGCACCAAGCCGCTGTAAGTTGACCAACCTTAAAAAGCATTGGCGAATAATGCTCTACCACAATTGGTATCTCTTCTGCATAAGGGTTTCCGGATAGCCGCAACTGCTCCCTGAACTCATCGGCCCGCGCACGCACCTCTTCTGCCGTTTCAACGGGGCTATTGCTCGTTATCAACACCGGCCCGCAAATTGTTGCGAAGGCATCCGCCCGCGCCTGGGCTTCTCTTTGCAGGCGGATTTTTTCTGCATAGTTATATACAACAAGGCCAGAAACAAAGGCAACGGCCAGGTAAATAATGCCTTGCGGGTAAGCCATATAAAGCACACCAAGCAGCGCCACCACGATAAAAGCCGCGATGAATTGCAATGGAATGCGGGTTGTTTGCGACGTGGTGTTTGCAGAAATTTGTGACATAAGTTATTGATTTTCAGTTTGCAAGTTTTGTTTGCAACAATTTGCAACGCTATTTTGATAATTCGGCAGATAGGGCGGCTGAAAAGCCGGCAAACCGTTTTTCAATCCAACTGTCTGACAACTTCATTTCCGCCATCGCCGCCGCGACCGTTTCCCCGGCAAACCACAGCGACTTGCACCGTTCGTTCTGCGCTTGCACCTTATTCCCACCCGACAAACCGCGATCCTGTAACTCTTGCAAGTCGTACCCGGTGCAATGCCTGACAGCGCCTTTTCGGTCCGCCTCTGTGCTTGCCGTGTAAAACCCGAACGTTCCGGAAACAGGGTTTCCCCGGTCGTTATATTGCACGTCGATGTCAAAAACTGACGTAGGTTTCTTCTCCTTTTTCACGGCTGCCGGTGCCCGTTTTTGTGCCGGAAGCGGCAAAATTGAGCGCCCGCGAATCGGCGATTCTTCCGTACCCGTCCACACGTCTTTACACCCCTGTAGTATCGTCAGAAAGTCGTTCTTTAAGTCGCTCAATAAGCGCAACAAGGCGCGAACGGCCCACCGTGTTAAACCACTCAAAGCGCTCCATCGCCTCGTGACTTCCGGCGCGTCTTGATAGTTTGGTTTGCTTAAGGATGGCTTCGAGTTCATTTATTATGTATTGCTTGTTCATTCGTTTCTTTTGTAAGTTTTAGCCTTGTCGATACCGCCTCAATCGCAGAAAGCGGAAGCAACACGGCCAGCGCAATACATATAATATTTATCGTTTCATGGCTCTGCCAGACGCCGTTTATCTTAAACGGATGCTCCGCCATCGCCTGACTTATCGCGTAATAATCCGCGAAAAAAGCAACCGTTTCCAGTGCCCAAACCCGGTTTTTGCCATGCGCTGCCGTCTGCGGTATGTCGGCGTTTTTCGCCATGTTCAGGGAGTTGTACGATAACAACAGGTAAACGCCGGCCACTACATACCCTAAAAATCCCGGTATGGCAAGGATAAAAGCGTAACACGATCCCAGGGTTGTTACATAGTACACGGCTTCCAACTCCCACCCGGTGAAACGTTTTTTTGTAACCGGCTCCGGTTCGGGCGTAACGCTTTTGTCTTGCGTTACTTCTTCTGTTACGCTATCCGTAACGGGCGTTACGCTTTGTAACGCATCGTTTTTGGCCGCTTTCATGCGGTTTTTCATTACCCGGAGGTTGGAAACCGATATTCCGGTTTCCTTTGCAACATCAGAATACGATACCCCGCGCTCAAGCAAAACGAGCGCATAACGGCGCGTATCGTTTCCAGTTGCGGGCGTTACGCCCTCGTTGTTATGTGTTACGTTTTTCATTACGGCACAAATGTACGGCGTTTCATATTACATTTCCAAAAACAAATTGCATAATTGTGAAAATAATTTTGGGGCATGAAAAAACCCGGCGTGGTGTGCGCCGGGTTTTGGTGGTGAATAACTGTCGTTTCACGATGACGGGGCTAATTTCCCGCGCCCGCGAATCTTTGGCTTATGC